TTGCCAAAGCAACAAGCGAAGATGGAAATCTAAAGCATCCTCACTTTGAAGCTGTAACGGAAACTATGACAGCGATTTCTCAAGGAGATCGTGCACAAAACAAGACTATTGATCTGGAAGATGTTTACCAGAGGGCTTGCTGGATGCACGGAGATACCAGAGAAAAGATGTTAACCGATAGAGACTCAAAACAGGAAGCTACCGTTATTGCGAAGGAAAAGAAGCAGCGAAAAGCGCATACAAGTCGAGCGAAACGTGCTGATACGACAATCCGGTCAACTGCGGATGCTCCTGGCAAATCGCAATTAACGATTCGTGAGGAGTTGAGCCAGCAATGGGATTCAGCGGCAAGCTGATAAGGACACAAAGCGATGGCAGCTCCGAATCTTTCGGAAATTGTGACCACGACTTTGCGGAATCGTTCAGGCGAGTTCGCAGATAATGTCACAAAAGACCTCGCACTCCTTCGTCGTTTGGAGGAGCGTGGGAACGTCAAGCCCGCTGATGGTGGCCGGACTCTGGTTCAGGAACTCGAATATGCCGAGAATTCAACCTTTCAGTACTACAGTGGGTATGAAGTCCTCAATGTAGCACCTTCGGAAGTATTTTCTGCAGCCGAGTACAACTGGAAACAAGCGGCAGTAAATGTTACTTGGTCTGGTCTCGAAGCGGATATTCAAAACGCTGGTAGAGAAAAAGTAATTGATTTGCTTGAAGGGCGGATTGGCAATGCCAAACGCACAATGGCGAACAATCTTTCTACTGGCATCTTCTCAGACGGCACTGGTACATCCAGCAAGCAGGTCGGTGGGTTGCAAAGTCTTGTGGCTGATGCACCTACTACTGGCACAGTCGGAGGTATAAACAGGGCGAACTATTCTTTCTGGCGAAATAATATTTATGATTTCTCAGATGAGTCCGTGACTGCAAGTTCCACCACAATTCAGGCAGCGATGCGAACTTTGTATCTATCGTGTAAAAGCGGTAGTTCAAGATCGGAAGCACCTGACTTTTCTGTAGCTGGAACGACTTACTTCGAGTATTTCTGGGATTCACTCACAACAATCCAACGCATCACCCGTGATGACACTGGCAATGCAGGATTTGACTCCCTCAAATTCCGCAATGCTGATGTATTCCATGATGAAGATTGCAGTTCGACCAGAATGTATATGCTGAACACGCAATATATTTTCTGGCGTCCACATCGTAATCGCAACATGGTCCCGTTGGAGCGTAAGGGTGCTATCAATCAGGATGCGACTGTCGTGCCTATCGTCTGGGCCGGTAATATGACAATGAGCAATGCCGCCCGTCAGGGCGTCATATTGGCGTAGGAGGTTGATATGGCTTATATTTTAGGCATCTTGGCCACCGAAACGTCTACCACAGACGATCATGGCCTTGGGACCATCGGATATAATGTGACATCTGATGGAATCAAAAAGTTCAAGTGGATGAAATACGACACAGGTGCTGGTAGTGTGGCGGCTGTATCTGGGCAAGTAGCGTACTACTACACGCTTGACGGATACAAAAATCACACTTGTAGTTCCGATCTATCTGACTCCGTTGAGATCGGAGCAGGCGTGTGTCAATCCGCTCCTGGTGATGGTGAGTATGCTTGGTTCCAGATTGGTGGCCCAGCAACACTCGCACTCGCTTTAACTGCTGGCGCAGATGGTGATCCTCTCACACCAACTGGTGCTGGCGCAGACGGCACGTTAGACGTTTCCGCTGCGGTAACGGATAACATATGTGCAATAGCAGGCGATATTTCCGACAAGGAAGTTGTCTGCACATTCCCTGAGTAAAGGGATAGGGGAGAGTGTGGCTTTCGAGTGGCCTCCCGACACTCTCCCCGTTTTTCTCGCAACCAAGGAGAATAGGAATGTATGATTCCGAAACAGGCATGGATTTCGTTGTCGATACGAAGGATTCATGTCGCCCATTGTTTCGTTATGAACCGAAGCAGAATAAAGCAAAATCGCTTTCAGAAGGGCGACCTATATTTGAGCAAAGAGCATATGTTCAGATATTAAGTCCAGGCGATACAAAAAATATTATTGATACTCCTGTATCAGACGAACATAAAAAGCGTTGGCCTGATCAATGGGAAGCATTCTTGAAGGGAACCGCACAACCTGTAGATGGAACTCCTATCAGTGAATGGCCGAGATTAAACGTGGCACAAGTTAAGGAAATGCAAGCTATCAATATTTTTACAATCGAACAGCTTGCAGAGTTATCGGATAATGCAGCGCAGGGAGCGATGGGACTTGCTACGCTGAAAAACCATGCTCAAGCCCACTTATCGAAAAGCAAAGATGATGGGGTTGTCTATGAAGCTCTGGACAAAGTTGACAAATTGACCGAGCAAATGGAAGCATTAACAGAAGAAAACAAACTTTTGAGGGCGCAGATGGAAATGCAGATGAAAACCAAACGAAAGAAAAAGATAGATGTCTCTACTGACGATATCCCAAGCGGTAGCGGATGAACTAGGCGTTATCCAGCCGTCTACGATTATCTCGAATACGGAGGCTACGGCTGTCCGTTTGTTTTCGGTAATGCAAGCAGGCGCAAAATGGCTGCGGGATAACTACGATTGGGCTGTATTAACTAACGAACATACCTTTACGTCTGCAGCAAACACGGCAGCCTATGCGTTGCCGTCAGGATTTGAAAGAATAATTCCTGGTTCTCTCTGGGACAGAACAAACAATATGGAAATGATCGGTCCTTTGACTCCTGCACAATGGCAGTATTTCAAGGGAGCGATAACCTCTGATCTGGGACTACAAGTCCGGTGGCGATTGACTCCTAGCGGTTCGGCGGGAAGTACGCCGCAGAATACTCTTAAAATAGAACTGGAAAATCCTGCGGCGGCTACTATAGCGTTTCAGTATATCTCTAATCTCTGGTGTGCAGATGCGTCGGGTGGACTGCAATCGAATTGGGAAGCTGACACAGATGTTCCTATTTTAGATGAGGATTTATTACTTAGAGAAGCCTGGTGGCGAGCATTAAGGGCTTTCGGTTTTCCGTTTGAACAACAAAAGGCGGATTCGAGAAGCTGGTGCAGCCACGTTTTCGCTAGGGAAAGAGGCGGCGGTCCCAAGATTAATATGGCTCCTCAAGCTGCGGCATTCTCTGTCAATCTACCTGATACGGGGTATGGCAGCTAATGGTTGCACAAACCATCCCTGCTCCGATAGGAGGCTGGAACAAGCGGGATGCGCTGGACATCATGCCGCCACAGGATGCGGTTACGCTTGACAACTGGTTTCCTGGCACTGGAAAAGTTGTTCTCAGAAGAGGTTATTCCAATCATGTAACCTCGGGCATAGGGTCAAGCAACGTCGATACATTAGTCGAATATAATGCAGGAACTGTCAGAAAGTTACTCGCAGGAGCCAATGGCAATATTTACGATGTTAGTTCTACAACAGCATCGTCACTGAAAAGCGGTCTCTCTGCAAACAGATGGGAGACTGTAAACTTTAACGGTTCGATGGGATGGGTAAATGGAACTGATACACCTCTTGTTTATGATGGTTCAAGTTTTTCTAATATGACGGTATCCGGCACTGGTTTAACAGTGACGAATTTGCGCGGAATTATGGTTCATCAATCGCATACTTTTTTCTGGGAAAATAACTCTCAGGATTTCTGGTATTCTGCGGTTAATACGTTGGGTGGTAGTTTAACAAAATTTCCTCTTTCCAGAGTAGGTGCATTCGGCGGTAATATCGTTTGTGCTGGTTCGTGGAATGTAGCAGGAGGTTCGGAAGATTGGGTTGGCGGTGGCATAGGAAACGACCTTGCCGTTTTCGTAATGTCCTCCGGTGATACAGTTATATACGAAGGTGATAATCCTGCATCGAACTGGAATCTGGTAGGCGTCTATCGAATTCCTGATCCGTTAGACATACGGGCGATTGCCAAGGTCGGAAGTGATTTAATTGTAGCTACAAAAGGCGGTGTGATTTCAATGGCTGCGGTAGCTTCTGCAGGACAGCTAGAGCAAAAGGGTGTTATCAGCGACAAGATAAACCCCGCCTTGATTGCAAAAAATGATCTGACAGACCCAGGCTGGCAGTTAATTTACCATCCGACCTATACGCAGGGACGATTGTTATTATTGAATTTGCCGAACAGTACATTGGACTTCGACCAATATGCGATGAATGCCGACACGTTAAGCTGGGCGCGATTTGTAGACATGAATGCCAGATGCTGGGGTAGGTATAACGAAGGAATATATTTTGGAACGACAGACGGAAAAATAATGAAGGCAGACGATGGCAATGCTGATATCTCAACGAACATTGCCGGAGATGCCGAGACTGCCTATAATTACTTCGATGCCAGAGGAATACTAAAACGCTGTTCTGCGCTACGCCCTGTGTTTCAAAGTACGGGCTCTATCAATGTGTCGATTGCACCGCAATTCGACTTTCAGCGCAGGGGCATTCCTTCCACAGAACTCAACTTATTAGAAGCGGGAGATACCTGGGAGAATATAACGACTGATTGGGACGATTGGGAAACCGATTGGGAATATGCACTGTCAAGTGTAGTTGCAAAATGGATTGCATCTACAGGAGTTGGCTATGCAATTGGGGCAAGACTAAGGGTTTCTACATCAGACGATATTGAATGGCATTCTCTCACTTATCAACTGGAGCCAGGACAAGGAATTTTCTAAATGGCAGCCCTTACAGGTCAAAAACCAAAAGATACTTATAAAGATTTATTGCAAGTCTCAAATTCCAATGACGGAATTGATAGCACGTTGCGCCTTGTTTCTGACGGCGGCGGAACGGATTCAGTCTTAAAGCTTTCCACTACTGCAGTTACAGTTGCGGCAGATATTACCGTGACAGGAACAGTTCTAGTGACAGGAGATACAGCGGCTGGCGATGATGCTGCTATAGGTTATACAAGCGCAGAGGGAATTATCATAACGGGGCAAGGCTCCACCTCTGATGTCACCATAAAGAATGATGCGGATGCGGCAGTTCTGACTATCGCTACTGGTACGACAAACGTCGATATTGTCGGAGATGTAACTGCTTCGACTGTAAACGCAGATGGGGATACCGCTGCAAGCGATAACGCTGCAATGGGGTATACGTCAGCGGAAGGACTTATTCTTACCGGACAAGGGTCCACTAATGACATAACTGTGAAAAACGACGCCGATGCAGACGTACTGGTTGTTGCTACAGGTACGACGAACGTAGATATTGTTGGGGATGCTACAGCCGCTACATTTAAACCGGATGGAGACACCGCTGCTAGTGATACCGCCGCTATAGGATATACTTCTGCTGAAGGTATTATTGTTACCGGACAGGGCTCAACCAATGATGTAACTATCAAAAATGATGCCGACGCAGATGTTCTGGTTATTCCTACAGGAACAACGAATGTAACGATTGCTGGAGATTTGACCATATCAGGTGATGACCTGACGATGGGTACAAATACAAGTGGCGCGGCGTTAATTGCTGACGGAACAAACTTTAATCCCGTAGTTATTTCAGGCGATGGAACGATAGCGACAAACGGCGCTCTTACAATAGCGAACAACGCTGTAAGTCTGGCAAAGATGGCTGGACTTGCCAGAGGTAAAATTATCTATGGAGACAGTAGTGGAGACCCTGCCGCTCTCACAGTAGGAAGTAGTGGGGAAGTCTTAAAAAGTGATGGGACCGATATTGCATGGGCTGCAGATTCGGCTGGTGCGGTCACTTCTTATACTAATTCCACAGATAACAGAGTAATTACATCCGTTGATTCAGTGACAATTAATGGAGAAGCGAACCTAACCTTCGATGGCTCTGTTCTGGCGGTTACCGGCAACGTCACGACAACAGGAACTGTAGAGCCAGCGGGTGATACAGCCGCTTCAGATAATGCTGCCATTGGGTATACTTCTGCCGAGGGAATAATAATCACAGGCCAAGGTTCAACTAACGATGTTACGATCAAGAATGACGCAGATGCAGATGTAATTACGATCCCAACAGGGACGACAGGCGTAACAATTGCTGGTGATCTCACGATATCTGGCGATGATTTAATTATGGGAACCAATACCAGTGGTGCTGCGCTGATTGCTGATGGTACAAATTTCAACCCAGTAGTGATTTCAGGTGATGCGGCAATTGCAACCAATGGTGCGCTCACGATTGCGGATAATGCAGTTTCGCTCGCTAAAATGGCCGGTTTAGCCAGAGGCAAAATAATTTATGGTGATTCGAGCGGTGATCCAGCGGCATTAACTGTAGGT